TAGATGATCTTTGAGTGTCATCTATCCATTATACGTTCTTTCATCTCTTCTGTCCAGTTGTCATAATATCCTGTCTTTTTCAATTCTTCTCTAGCATCTTCCAAAGGTTTTCTTTTCTGTACTAACAACATACATAACTCACCTTGGTTTACTATAACACCAGCAACATCTTCTACAAGATCTGGAGTCTCTTCTAAAAATAAAAACTCTGGATACTGTTCATTCAATTTAGATGCTAGGTTTTCTAACTCTGGGCAGGTAGGAAGAACAGCATGTTGAAAGAGATATATTATAACTTCCTTGTTCCATATATCAAGATCCTTACGAAGTTGCTCAAAGGATACAAATTCTTTTACTTCAACATTACCATCTAACCATGCCCTCTTAGCATAAGGACATGGTGGTAAATTATCAAAGGCAGAACTAGGTTTACTTAGGAAGTTTAGTATCCAATCCTCAATCTTTAAATGGTCTGATGATAATTTGGTTGTTGTCATAATCAGGAATAAATTCAAGTGGGATATCATGTTCCCACATTAGTTCTTCATAAAGAGTATTTAAACGATCCATATCTTCATACAGATCATTTATATGTCGAAGATCATCACTCATGTATCAGACTCCACATGGGAATTCCATTCTAAGAATGATGACTGTAAGTTTAGAGGTTCGGGATCTTTGATACCTTTCATTTTTTTCCACTTACCGTATAGTGCTTGCAATATCCATGCCTGAGATAAACTTTTAGGTCCGTTCTCAAGTAATTCAAGTTGCTTTTTGTTACTAACATAAGCTTTATATTCTTCCCTCCAATTTTCATCATATCCAGGAGGTTGTTTAGTCATGGGGGTACTCTACATCCTTTATATATTTTTTGATAACCTCTAACTGATCATCATACCTTGCTATCTTATCTAACTCTATTCCTATTGCCTCAGTGATGTCAGAATGCTCTCCTATACCAACAGGGTGGGTAAGATAAACTTCCACATTGGCAAGATGCTTTTGGATCTCTCCACTAGCATGTGCTTTCATTGCATTGATTAATTGTTTTCTCATGGATGGAACTGTTTTTGAAGGATGGATTCTGCAAAAGATTTTGCTTCTTTATTCTTAGAAATGAATTCGGTCATCCAAATTCTTTCTTCTAAAGTAACTGGTACTCCATCTGTTGTAATCATTCTACAGCAGATGTCTGTTAGGTCAATCATAATTTAGCAATACCAATTCTTTACGACTTCTCTGTGCCTTAGTATAGGAAGCAGTGGATCTCATTGTGTATGTATGCTCATATTCTATAGACTTCCAATCTTTGAAACGATCCTTAATCAATTGAGATGAGTTGTAACTCACCAACAAATCTTGCTTACATTTACCACACTCTTCAGAGAACTCTTGATGACTAAAGTACTTATGCATATCACCTTTCTTACCATAGAGATGTGATCCTATCTCGTATGGTGGATCCAAATATATGAAGGCATCTTTTACCTTAGTCTGAACTCCACTTAGAAGGAACTCGTAGGAGTAGTTTGTAATCTTCCAGTGTTTAATGATGGATTGGTATCCGCTAAGTTTTTCAATTCCTCGAACGGAGAAGTTTGAATCGGAGGCTTGTTTTGAGAAGGAACTCGCCTCAGTGAGACCAGAAAAGCTACACTTATTAACAACATAAAAACACACTGCACGGTGTTGATTGGATAATGAGTGATCATCAACTTCTTCTTTACATTGGATAAAAAGTTCTTTGGCAGTATCATGGTTGTTATGTTTTGCTTTCAATTCTAATAATTTATCTTCCATACCCTTCCCATCGATCTGTAATTGTGACCAAAAGTTATACAATGGTTCGTACAGATCGTTTACCCATACAAGTAAATCAGGGTACTGTTTAGTTACCCACAAAGCAACAGAACCACCTCCTAAGAAGGGTTCTCTAAATTGATAGTAACCATTCAAGTCAGGAAAGACCTGACTCATCTTAGTGATTGCTCTACTTTTTCCGCCTGGATATCTTAGAGGAGTCTTTAGACTTTTTAGTGTCGTCACTGTAAACCCCCATTTGTGAGAGTAAAATGTTTAGCCATACTATAGAAATGATAAGAACAAGTAGTTCAAAGATAGGTGTTGGGATCAAAGTAATCCTCCAATGTGATTTTTGGTGCCCAGTCAAGCATATTATTTGCTCTCTCTATATTAGCAAGAGTTTCTCTTGCTTCACCAGGTCGTTCAGGAATCGTTACAGTATCGTCTGATATAAAAGAAGCAACTTCATTGACTGAATAGTTAGTTCCAGTACCGATGTTAATCGTAACACCAGAAAAGTTTGTCATCATAGCATTGATGTTTGCCTGTGCAACATCATAAACATGAGTATAGTCTCTACGTTGTTCTCCGTCTCCTACTATAGTCAAAGGTTCACCACGTTTTGCTTGCTCCTCGAAGAGTCCTATCACTGGTGCATACTGACCTTTTAGTGGTTGACGTGGACCGTAGACATTGAAGTACCTCAAGGTGATAGTCCTGAGTTTGTACAGTCTGTAGTACATGTGACATAGAGTTTCTGCTCCAACTTTACTTGCAGAGTAATGATTGAGACAATCAGTCTGCATTGTTTCTTCTAATGGTGGGTCATTCAACAGACCATAAGAGGAAGATGTAGAAGAATTGATAAACCTTCTAGCACCTACTTGTCTTGCACATTCTAACATATTATACGTACCTAGGTAGTTTGTTTCCAAACATTCTCTAGGATTCTGCATAGCAAGTTGAATTCTACTACGTGCTGCTAAATGAAAGACATATTCTACCCCGTCAAATAGTGGGCGGCAACTATCAAAATCACGAATGTCAACAACGTGATTGTCTGCGTGATCATCATACCAATTGAATGCCTCATTAGATTCAGCAGATTCATTATCGATAACAACTACTTCATGATTATTATGAAGTAACTTACCAACAACATGGGATCCTATAAACCCTGCTCCACCAGTTACTAAACATTTACTCATCGTGTTTATGCCTAGGGTTGTGCTTTTCCTTAGTAGTTATAAAAGGTCGTTTACCTTCATGCCCATGAGCAATACCTAATTCATGCATCTTAGCATGTTCATCAATCTGATCTTTCAGTTCTTCTTTACCTGGTCCAAAGGTAAGATATAAACCCCAACCAACTAAGAAAAATAACAGTAATACAATGACAACTATTATCCCATACTTGGGATCTAAGTTTCCATGAGGGATGATTGCTCCCTTACATTCATTCCATGTACCAGGTAAATGATAAACTGGTGGGCATGATAAAAAAATCATTTAGGTAATACCTCCACTTGTACTGGTTTACTTAGGTAATCTGCAAGTCTAGTATATGCATAAGCAGTAACAACTTGCGGTACTATGAATGCTATCATAGCAACTATCCAAAAGAAATAGTAATAGTTTTCTTTAGTTTGGGTTCGCATTTTCATAACGCTTTTGTGGCTTACAGTTTTTTACGTAATTAGTTGCCTTTATCATAATGTCAACATCTTCATTCAACCAACCAATAGCAGAGTTACATTTGAGACATAACCAACCACGAAATTCTCCTGTTTCATGGCAATGATCTAAAGTCATTCTTCTATCAGTTGCTCCACAAATGTCACAACAATCAGGCATAGGATGCAAGATCTTAAGATTAGTTGTACCTTCTCTTAGGATCTTAAAGCAGGTCTTACATGATTTTGCAAGTCTATCTTTTGTGCTTCTATTCTTATGAAAATATTGTTCAGGTAATACCTGACGGCATTCTGAACATTGTTTAGTTTTTGCATTGGCAGGTGTTTTAATTTCACCTAACCATTCTTCTAAACTCATTTGAACTCACAGTTGCACATAATTTCAGTCAATGCTGCTAAGAGATTTATCTCTTGATCAGCAACAAAAGCAGATTGGTATTGGTATTTCGCAATAATCAATACTGCTTCTGGTATTGACTTAGGTTTCATAGACTCATAGATTGAATCATAAACCTTTCTAAGTATAGCATTAGAATCGTTATCTAGGTTCTGAACTATCCATTTCCTGACATTCTGAAACTCCTTATTCTTCAGAAATGATACTAAGTCTTTTAGATTTACATTACTGTTTGCAAGTATACCTGTGTCTATCGTTCCACCTGCAGAATATCTCTGACATTCATTTAGAACTCTTCTCCAATCAGGGAAGTGTTTATGTATCAACTGTGCTGTAACTTTCTTATCACTCTGTACATTTTCCTTATCAAGTATCTCATTCACTCTTGTGAAGAATGCTGCTGCGATTGATTGTTTATCCGATCCACTAATACTAAAGTCAATAACAGAGCACCTACTATGGAGTGGTTCGATGATTTTATTCTTGTAGTTACAAGTGAATATAAATCTACAGTTTTTGTAGAAGGTCTCAATATTCGCTCTAAGGAGGAGTTGTACGTCGGAAGTGGTATTGTCTGCTTCGTCAATGATGATGACTTTATGCTTCGACTCGCTTGTAAGAGAGACTGTAGATGCGAAGTTCTTCGCTTGGTTACGAACCGTATCCAAGAACCTACCTTCATCAGAACCGTTGATAACATAATAGTCTGCACCTAACTGTTCACATAAACATTTAGCTACAGTGGTTTTTCCAATACCAGGCGGTCCTGCAAGAAGAAGATTAGGTATCTCTCCTTGAGACAAAAACTCCCTAAAAGTCTTTTTGATAGACTCAGGGAGTATGCAATCATCAATGGTCTTGGGTCTGTATTTTTCAACCCATATAAAGTCACTCATCTAGTTTCTTAATTTGGAAGAGGTTTGATTTATGATACTTTTTTATCTTCTTGTACTTCTTCATTACATCTGCAAGCACGTCCTTATTGACACGTACTTCAGGTTTTTTTTCTTCTTCACTCATAAGTAGAATCTGGTTCCAATGCTATAAAGTATGTTAGTTGATATGTCTCGCTATAAAATCTTGCCAAGTTCTTACTACTAATAGAGACTGAGTATGTACCAGGTACTAACTTGATGTTCTCTATCTTGAAGTTGAATGAGAAGTTCTTATCAGTCTGGTTCACTACAACAGCAGACTCATTAGAAGTATCGTTCTTACGATCACTAACTACCAACTTGACTACACCGTCACCACCTACAACAGAAAGATCTGGTAAGTTTAGAATAGATGCAGACTTCAGAATCTTGGTAAGTTTATCTTCATCCAATACAAAAGTAACATCCTCACTAGGAAGTTTCATCTCCTTCTCAGGTGGAGCAATGATGACACTAGGATCAGAAAAGAAATACTTTGATCTCTGATGTGCACCTGCCTTGATGTTAGCGAAGTTTGGATTGGTAGACACATCTACTTCTGGATCTCTATACAGTGCTAGTGTATTGAGAAACTGTGGTAGGTCATAGATAGCAAAGTCCTTAGGAATATATTCTTCTATCTCTGCCTCCGCTAATACATTCTTCATAGGAGACATTGTACGTAACTTTCTACCCTCCCTGAAGGATAACGATTGGTTGATCGTCGTGAAGTTTTGAAGAACCTTCAGAGTCTTATCAGATAGTTTCATAGCAGGTCGCAGTTTCATTGTAAAGGTTATTTGTCATAGTCTACAGCAAAAGCGGTAGGATTTCCAGCTTGTCGTTGGTCTGCTGCCGAACGCTTGTCTGAAAAATGTAAGAGTAGCATACCATAATGGATTATCTTGATGATATCCTTACGTGCTGAACCCTTTCTGTCGTATCGTGATGCATACTTTAGGACATTACTCCTACAAAATGCTTCAGCATCACCTACAGAATCAATAAGATCAAGAGTCTGTACATTTCCTACAGAGTAATGACCTGTGTAAGTGTTTGAAATGTAATCTGAAATCTCTTTCAAGATTTCATCTTCACTGTACTTTCTCATACATATAGATCTTTTCAGTCCTTATTATAGCACATGCATTGA